GGCTCTGTTGAAGAAGATCCCAGAAGTGGGTCGTTGGGATGACATCTTTGTCTTCACTACTCCTGCTCTGAAGACCGCTGCTTATACCATGTTGGGCGATGCTCTACGTGCTGAAAACGGCCTTGCTGCCAAGTGGACACCACGTAAGGGCAAGATCGCAGCAGAAATCCGTGAGTTCTTCGGTATGAGCCCAAAGTTCTACCGTAAGAGCCTGGTGGCGTTGACCCGGGTTGTTGAAACACAAATGTGTGCCAAGGACTGGGATAACATCAACTTCAACCACGTACCAAGCGTGGCTGCTCGTAACTACAAGAAGGCTTTCGGACGTAACACTCCAAAGTTTGCTGAGTACGTGGCTGCATTGGTTAAGGGCACACCCGGTGTGAAGGTTAACGCTAACGCGATTTTCCCACACGATGTGTTGAAGGGTCTAATTGGTTCGTACAACCGTACCAAGTTGTCTAAGACAGATTTGGATCACATCACCGCACAATGGGACGCTTTGCCTAACTACGTTGGAGATGCCAGCATCCTTCCAATCGTAGATGTAAGTGGTTCTATGAGCTCTCGGGCAGGTGGTGAAGGTACTGTTACTTGTATGGATGTTTCTGTTAGCCTTGGCTTGTACTTGGCTGATAAGAACAAGGGTGTGTTCAAGGACACATTCTTGACATTCAGTGAAAAGCCTAATTTGATGACTCTTCGGGGCGACATCGTCCAAAAGATGGATCAAATGGAATCAAGCGACTGGGGTATGAGCACAAACCTACACGCAGCATTTGAAAAGATTCTGAGTGTAGCAGTTAAGGGCAATGCTCCTCAAAGTGACATGCCAGCAATGGTCTTGATCTTGAGCGACATGCAGTTTAACGCCTGCGTTAAGCATGACGACAGTGCTATGGAAATGATCGAACGCAAGTTTGAAGCAGCCGGATACACTTGTCCAAAGGTTGTTTTCTGGAACCTAAACAGTTCCGGTAACGTACCAGTCAAGTCAGACAAGAGCGGTGCCGCTCTTGTAAGTGGATTCAGTCCAGCAATCATGGCTAGCCTGCTAGGCGCGGATGTTGAACAATTCACTCCAGAAGGTATCATGCGTAAGACTGTAATGGTTCCACGCTACGATCTGTAACAGTTATAGAGATATAACTCCAAACCCTGCCAACTTCGGTTGACAGGGTTTTTTTTTGACCTTATAATTTAGTCAATAAATAAATTTCAGTTAGGAACAGCAATGCATAAAAATTTAGAAATGTATGTAAAGGTATATAAACAGCACATAGATACTGATTTCTGCCAACAGGTGGTCAGTGATTTAGAAGATGCCAACTTTGAAACTCATACATTTTATGATGTGATAACAGATACTTCTAAATCTTATGACAAAGAGTTGTCTGTCAGTTATAAAAATGTATCCGGGTACAAGGATCTACATACAATGACATGGAACGGAATTAAGCAATATTTGACAGATTTAAATTTTGTATGGTACAATAATTGGACAGGATTCTCTGAAATAAGATTCAATCAATATAAATCAGGCACACAAATGAAAGAGCATTGTGATCATATTCACAGTATGTTTGATGGACAACGCAAAGGTATTCCAACACTTAGTATAGTTGGAGTTCTTAATGAAGACTACGAAGGCGGAGAATTTGTAATGTGGCAGGATCGTGACATAAAATTAAAAACCGGTGACCTGCTGATATTTCCATCTAATTTCCTCTACCCACATCGTGTAAACGAAGTCACCAAAGGAACCCGAAATACCTTCGTATCCTGGGTTTGGTAATCGGTTGACAGAGTTGCCAATTGATGCTATAATTATGGCATGTATAAAATAATCGGATCAAGAGACACCTTCAGCACTACTACATTGGCAAAAGCAATGGTTACTGCTACAGTAATGAATGAGTTCGTAACTATCAAAGGCCCAGACTTTGAAGTTTGTGGTATTTTTGGTGTTGACACAGTCAAGGATGGTAAGACACCAGATGGTGTACCATACACCTGGAACAAAAAATCACGAATTGGACGAATGGGGAAATAAAATGCCATCAGTATTTTTAGTCAGTGACACGCACTTTGGACATAAAGGTGTATGTCACTTCACACGAGAAGATAAAGTCACAAAATTACGCCCATGGGATACACCCGAAGAAATGGACGAAGCCATGGTCAAGGCATGGAACGAACGGGTCAAGCCTACTGACAAGGTCTATCACTTGGGCGATGTGGTTATCAACCGTAAGGCATTGCCTACTATGGCCAGATTAAATGGTGACAAGGTATTGATCCGCGGCAACCATGACATCTTTCCAGATGACGAGTACCGCAAGTACTTCCGTGAGTTGAGGGCATATCATGTTATGAACGGAATGATCTTGAGCCACATTCCCATCCACGAGGAATCGTTAGGTAGGTTTGGAGTGAACATCCATGGCCACTTACATGCCAATCGTGTAATGAAGTCTGGAAGTGCCGTGGGTGAGTATGTTACGCAGGTAATCGATCCACGCTATCATTGTGTATGTGTAGAGCACACAGACTTTGCTCCTATCTTGTTTGAGGATGTGCAAAAACGCATTGTTGAAGAAGGTGGAGAAATTGGATTTAGGAGCGGCAATGGACCAACAATGTAAATTGTATGTTTTGATTGGGGTTCCAGGTAGTGGGAAATCTACCTGGTATTCCGAACAGGACTGGCTACAAGATGCTGCATACATCTCCACAGATAAACATGTGGATACGCATGCCAGACTTGTGGACAAGACCTACAGTGAAGTGTTTAAGGATTTCATGTCATCCGCTGTTCAGATGATGACAGCAGAAGTTGAACTAGCACGTGGAGCAGGTCTGGATATTGTTTGGGATCAGACCAGTACCACTATTGCTAGCCGCGCTCGTAAGTTTAATATGCTGCCCGACTACTATGCCATTGCTGTGGTATTCCGCACTCCACCTCGTGATGAATTGGATGTGCGACTATCAGGTCGTCCCGAGAAACATATTCCAAAAACAGTCATTGACAACATGATCAAAAATTGGGACGAACCCGAATTAGATGAAGGCTTTCAGGAGATTTGGCATGTCTAAAAAAATCACAGAACATCGAGATAAACTGGGACAGATCTTAAATGTAGGCGATGCTGTGTGTTATCCGTATCGTAGTAGTCTAGAGTTTGGAACTATTAAAAAACTTTATCCTAAAATGGTTAAAGTTTGGGAAGTGGGTCAGACTTTGAGATATTATACAGGCAACAATAAATACCCCCAGGATCTGGTCAAAGTAGAAGGTCCAGCAGTGACCATGTATCTGCTTAGAGCCAATTCAACCGTAGAATAGTGTAATTCAGTTCTTGTATTTTGTTTTTAAAACAGGTATAATTACTATGTATGACAGCATTACACATATTAACAAGTCCGTACAGTCCTGTAAACATCAATAATAGGGCAGACCCGTTCAGCATCGCGGCAATTAAATTTATAAAATATATGACACAGTACGGATGGGACTGTGTCCATTATGGTATCACAGGAACAGAAGTTCCCTGCGAGATGGTTCACTGCTCTACTGTGATCGACGGTAGCAAAGAAAACATAGCCGAATACAATCAAAATGCCGGCGAAGAAATAGCACGTAGAAAAAAACCCAATGACATGATCATGTGTTTCCATGGTATCGAAAACAAGATAGCATGTGATCTTAATCCCGATCTGATCGCGGTAGAACCCAGCATAGGCTACAATACCAATGCTATTTTCGCACCCTATCGAGGATTTGTTTCCTACGCACAGCAACATATGTATTATGGTGCGGCTGGAATGTTGATGAATCCTAGCTGGTTTGATGCCGTGATATATAATGCTATTGATTCTACCGAGTTTGAATTCAATGATAGGAAAGAAGATTATTTCTTATGTTTCGGCAGGGTGATAACTGCCAAAGGAATCGACCTAGCCATACAGGCCACGGAAGCCACGGGTAAAAGATTGATCGTGGCAGGTACTGGTTCTTTATATGACCTAGGATATTCTAGCACACCTAAACATGTTGAAGTGTTAGGAACACAGAACGCCGAACAAAGAAAAAAATTAATGGCAGGTGCTCGTGCCATTATGGGTCTCACGCACTATGTAGAACCCTTTGGTAATATGATTGTTGAAGGATTCATGGCAGGTACTCCGGCCATAACCACCGACTGGGGTGGATTCGCAGAAACAGTCAAACACGGAGTTACAGGATTCCGTTGTAGAGATTTCAAAAGTGTCATAGAGGCCATTGAAAACATAGATACGATCAAACATCGGGCCTGTAGAGATTGGGCAGTGGACAACTGCGATGATACAGTGGTACATCCACAGTTCGATACCTGGTTCAAGAAATTACAAATAAGAGATTTTTATCATGTATGATATATACAGTAAGGTCAATCCTGAAAAATTACTACATAGAATCAATAGATTAGATGAGATACAGTCACGTACTGACATCTGTGACGATCATCAATTTATACAGTTGGCTACTTTAAAGATGGAAGCTGGCAAAACATTCCGCCCACATCAACATATTTGGAAACCCACTCCTGTAGAAAAAATAATAGCACAGGAGTCGTGGGTAATTATACAAGGCAGTGTAGAGGTAAGTTTTTTTGACACAAATGGAACACTATTAGAGAAACAGGTAATACGTCGAGGAGATTGTAGCCTAACATTCGAAGGTGGACATACATATCTCATACTCGAAGACGATACCATAGTTTATGAATATAAAACTGGTCCCTACCAAGGTCAAGCATTAGACAAGGTATTTCTGTGAGTAATATATTCTTCGATACATCTACATTGAAAAGTTGTGGATCAAATGTGATTATAGGTAAAACTGTAAGAATACGCAATCCAGAATCGGTCAGCATAGGTAATAATGTGATCATCGATGATTTTACATACATATCAGGATCTGTGGACATCGGTGATTATGTTCACATCGGTCCAGGATGTGTACTGGCCGCTAGTTCAGGAAATATAACCATGCGGGCCTTTGCTGGACTGAGTGCCGGTTGTAAAGTCTATGCCGGCAGTAGCAATTACATGAAGTGTGGACTAGATTTGCCAACCATACCAAAAGAATATCAATTCAATGTCATCATAGAAGATGTGGTATTAGATTCATTTGTTCTAATAGGTGCCAATGGCATAGTTCTGCCAGGCTGTCATTTACCACAAGGATTTGCTGTCGCGGCCAATATAATAGTTAGGCGAAATATCTCTCCATTGAAGTGGCATGTATTGTTAGACAATCAAGGCAAGATGTTGCTGCGTCGCGGAGTTGATGAACTGGCCAAGCGTGTACAAGAATTCTATCCTATAGAAATTACAAAATAAAATGTCAAATAAATTCAATAGCTGGCCGCTGGGACAACTGCCACCGGAAATGCAAAGGCCGGAACTGGAACAAATCAAATCACAAGGATACGTCTGGCAGGATCCTAGAGATGTGGTAGATATGTTTGAGAAAAAGGTCGCAGAGTTTGCCGGAAGTAAGTATGCTGTATGTACTGATTGTTGCAGTCATGGCATATTTTTAAGTCTGAAATACCTAAAAGCCACCGGTACTATCACCATTCCTAAACGTACTTACATAAGCACGGCACATCAAATAACACATGCCGGATGTCAAGTGGCATTTGAGGATCTTTCCTGGAGTGGAGTATATCAACTAAAGCCCTATCCGGTCTGGGATGCTGCGACAAGATGGAGAAGAGGGATGTATCAAGGCGGATTCCATGTGGTCAGTTTTCAATTGAAAAAACGTATCCCTATCGGCAGGGGTGGTATGATATTGACAGATGACCCGGAAGCATACAACTGGTTAAAGAAAGCATCTTATGATGGAAGAGATTTGTCAATTAGTCAGTGGGATGATGATCCTGATGTTGCAGGTTGGCATTATTACATGACCCCAGAGGATGCAGCAAGGGGAATCATGCTGATGGATATGGTCAGTGAGGACTGCGAGGATAGCGCAACCCAAGAAAATTATTCGGATTTATCACAAAAAACTATTTTTAAATTATGAAAAAAGCACTCATTACCGGTATCACCGGACAAGACGGAAGTTATCTAACAGAATATCTGTTGGAATTAGGGTACGATGTTTATGGTATTGTACGTAGACACAGCGTGGCCGAAAATCAAAGCAGTAGACTTTCACAGGTAGACAAAAGAATAACTCGCATCTATGGCGATCTAACTGATGAATGGAGCATCACCAAGATTATAAATGATGTACAACCAGACGAAATTTATAACCTGGCTGCTATGAGTCATGTCAGGATCAGCTTCGATATGCCGGCTTTTACCATTAAAACCAACAGTCTCGGTGTGTTAACTATGCTGGAAGCATATAGACAATTCTGCCCTACTGCGAAATTCTATCAGGCCAGTTCGAGCGAGATGTTTGGTAACAGCATTGACAGCGACGGTGCTCAGAGACTTACAACACCAATGACTCCTGTCAGTCCCTATGGATGCAGCAAGGTCATGGGATTCAATCTCACAAGACACTACAGGGACGCCTACAAGTTAAATGCCTGTAATGGAGTTTTATTCAATCACGAGAGTCCACGTAGAGGTACCAACTTTGTTACCAACAAAGTGGTCAAAGCAGCAGTAGATATCAAAAAAGGATTGGCTGATAAATTAGAGTTAGGTAACCTTGACAGTTGTAGAGATTGGGGACACAGCTACGACTACGTAAGAGCCATGCACTTGATAAACAATTACGAAACTCCTCGTGATTGGGTCGTAGCAACAGGTGTGAGTCATAGTGTTAGAGAACTATGTGATTACACATTTAAATCTTTAGGAATGAACTATGAAGATTATGTTGTACAAAATCAAAAGTTCATTCGTCCTGAGGAATTAAAGTATTTAAGGGGTGATAGCAGCGAGACTAGAGAGCTGCTGGGGTGGAAACCAAAGTATACGTTCGAAAGCATGATCGACGAAATGGTCAGACACTGGTGGGATCAAGAGTGACCGATTGTTTTGTAATAACTTCTTGTATAGAAACTGACAAGCAAAGTCATTTCAAAGGTACAGGAAACAGATCTTTTTTCTCGGATCAAGAACGGCTGGAGCAGACCATATTCCAGTTACGAGTCATAAGTCAAAGAAATCCTGACTCTAAGATATTCTTAGTTGATGCTTCTGAACACGAATTTACGGAGATACATGATTGGAACATACCACATCTTTCATATATCAGATTAGAAACACTGAATCCAGAATTATGTAAAATTATCAGAACACATCCATCTAAATCACATTGTGAATGTCTTATCATATTGGAATTTTTAAAGTATTTCAAATATGAATTAGAACGATACAATTTTGTGACCAAGATATCTGGCAGGTATCTATACAGACACGGAGAACATGATAAATTTTTCATTCCAGAAAATAGAAATAAATTTTTCTTCAAAGATGAATTGATCTTCGCAGGCAAGGATATAGAAGGATTGACCAGGTTCCCCCATCCTCGAGAAATATTGATAGACAATATCTTATATGGATTTGTTACAGTATTGTATGGATTTGGAATAGAAAAAATAGATATATTTGAGATATTGATCAACGCATGTGCCGCAACTTCGACCGAGCATTCGAGATTTTTTAATGTTGACATAGAATATTCCTTGAATCATTTCGTAAGAAAATTAGGATTGTTAGATGATGTGATTACTGTGCCATGGGTAGTAGATGGGCAATGCGGAGTATCCGGAAGACCTTTGACTTTTTAAATCGCTATGTCTAATATAAATTATTACGGATACATGCCGGCATACAGTGGAGATCCTAGATTCGACTTCCACAAACAATTTGATCGTAGTATCAGTGTCAGTTGTGATACTGTGACACATAATCCCGACGCAGATATTAAAATACTGATGCAATGCGAACCACCGGCTATCTATGGATCCTTCGCCGAACAGGTAAAAGCAAATTGTCAAAACTTTGATCTTGTATTAACATACCTTGATGATTTATTAACCTTACCAAACGCACAGAAATTTATAGCATGTGGCAGTTGGATAGGGAACTTAAATTTAGAAAAAAGAGATCAGATAACATATCTGATGAGCAGCAAGATATGGACACCGGCACACATGATGAGGTTCATGATATTACGCAGAGTAGAAAATAAAAAGAATCTCGGCTATTTTAAATTCTCTATGCATAGAAATCCTCCTAGAATTGAGTTCAAGGACGACTTTTTTAGACATGCCAAATTTAATATCGCCTGTGAAAATCAAATAATGCCAAATATGTTTTCGGAGAAGTTATTAGATTGTTTCAAAACAAAAACTGTTCCTGTATATTATGGATGTACCAATATAGAAGAATATTTCAATCCTCGTGGGATACTAAGATTTAATAGCATAGAAGAGTTCGATAGTGTTATAAAATCTATCAAGCCTGGTATGTATGAAGACATGCTACCCTATATCGAAGAGAACTATGAAATTTCTAGACAATATTGGGAGAAAACTATACACCAGCGTGTAGAGGATATAATTGAAATAGAGATATTAAAAAAGTACCCAATCACTTAAAGGATAACTACAAGTATGAAAACAAACATAATCATAACAGACAATTTTTACAGCAACGCAGATGGAGTAAGAGATTTTGCCTTACAACAGGCATTTGATGTTACAGGAAACTATCCGGGCGCTAGAACAAAAACACATCTTAATACCGATGTTAAAGATACCATCCAATCCTTGATGTGGAATGCTGGTGGACAGATTACCAATTGGCATCAATATGATGGATTTAGTGGAAGTTTCCAACTTACTACAGCAGTCGATCGCAGCTGGATACATACTGATCATTTCAATACATGGGCAGGTGTACTTTATCTTACACCGAATGCTCCACTGTCGGGCGGAACAGGCTTGTTTAGACATAAGGCCACTGGCGCATTAAGGGCGTCGGATATGCCAGAGGGATATCCTTATGAAACACAAGATATGACCAAATGGGAAATGACTGACATGATTGGAAATTGTTACAATCGTCTAGCATTGTATAGGGGAGATATGTTCCATACCAGTTTAGACTATTTTGGATCAACTCCTCAAGACGGAAGATTATTCCAATTATTTTTCTTTGACACACAATTTTAACATGATACACACAGTACCTAATTTTCTAGAACCTGAGATTCTAGCTGCTATACTTAAAAAATTTGAGGATTCCAAAGGTACTGCTGCTTTTGAAATCAACAACATGGGCAGATGGGGCACCGGTCTCGAAACAGGATCTTATTCGCCTGTTTTTATTTTACCATTGAATGAATATAGAGAGTATTTTCTAAAAAAATATAAATCAGTAAACCCTATATTTGAGTCATATAACAATGTAAATTGTTTTATGCACATTTGGCCTAGAGGGAGCCAAATTAATTTCCATCACGATCAAGTCGAAGAGGACAGATTAAGCAGCACCATTTACATAAACGAAAATTGGAATTGGAATTGGGGCGGATTATTCTTGTACGACGATCCACACCTGGGACAAGGATGGGTGTTTCCACATAGTAATAAAATGATATGGTTCGTTCCACCAATTTATCATGCCACTACTATGGTGACTTTATCTGCTGAATATCCTAGGTTAAGTATACAGTTATTCTTCGGAAAATAAAAGAATAAACACCTATTGATATCTGTGCTATTATTAGCATAAATACTTGGTCAATAAGGGTCTACGATGAGGATCGATAAATTAGGATTCAATTGGTCATTACTTACCAGAGATAATATAGCAGGGTTGGTCTGGTCCTTAAAGGAAAAACTAACCAAGAATGAATTGTCGCCGCAACAGTTTCATAGCATATTAACTTCTCATATTCAAAGACACATTCCGGTAAGAACGAAAAAAGTCGTAGACACCAAGGTGGACTCGGGACATGTTTGGGTAGGTGGTACTTATTACAGCGATTACGATCAGAGCAGAGAAAAATGTATCGAAATATGGTTGGTATACAAAAATAAAGAAACATCGATCAATCTAACCAAACAGAGATATCGCAAACTCTGCTACACAATAGCAGATACTGTCCTACATGAAATAATACATATGAGGCAATTTCGTAGGCGTAGATTCAAAGATTTGCCAGATTATCCTAGCAATGCCAGCAGATCGTCTCAAAGAGAAGAAAAAGGTTACATAGGGAACAGTGACGAAATTGATGCCTACAGTTTCAACATCGCTTGCGAATTAATGGACACTTTCAATAATGATATTCCTCAAGTGATTGAATATCTAAACTTGGATCAAAAAGGATCAAGAAAAATCTTCAATACCTGGAGAATGTATCTCAGAGCATTTGATCACGATCACGATCATCCTATAATTAAACGTGTAAAGAAAAAAGTTATACGATATCTTCCGTTAGCAGAAATTGGAAAACCGTATCGTAATCAAGATTGGATAAGTCAATAGTTGACCTAGTCCGGTATTCGTGCTATACTGTAGCATGACATTTAAAACTCACCAAAGTCAGATACGAACTATCAAGCCGGGTGATCCACGATTCGACATTGTGGATAAATTTGTCACCGCTCCTCGGGCAGCGATTGAGATTAGTCAACGATGTCCGGACAATTACCGTGATCTATTACAAGAATGTATTGGGCACGGTTGGATCAAACCTGTTGCTCATGTACACGAGCGTGAATTAATTTTTATGGGATTAAGCAAAGAATGATTATGGATATGCCAGGCACCATAGGCGGCGCCAAAATAGTGTTCACTAATACCAATGTAGTTGAACAAATAGATCTAAAAAATACAGAAACCCCTGACACAAGGTTGACGGAATCTAAATAACAATGTATTATAAAGCATTGGGGGAATACAATTGACAGAAGAATTTAAACCAACTCCGTTATTAACAATATCTGATGAAGAATTTGTCCCGTTAGAAGGACAAGCGTATGTGAAGAAGAAAGCCGGTTCCGTACAGGGCAAATATCTCAGTGCCGCACTACGCGAAAGAATGAAAACAGATGGCAAGAGATTCTGGGCCGGCGACAATATTAGCGAGTATTTGGACGAAACCTTAAAGACTCAACTAATCGACGAAGCAACCTTAGCATTTGAACAAGTGCTGGACACATTATTAATCGATAGAGAAACTGATCCTAATAGCAAGGGCACAGCAAGACGTCTTGCTAAAATGTACTTTACTGAAATTATGGAGGGTAGATATGCTCCCTCTCCGGACGCAACTGCTTTTCCAAATGATAGCGAAGATCGTTATGAAGGAATGCTAGTTGTTCGTAGTGAACTGAAATCCATGTGTAGTCATCATCATCAGCCTGTTAGTGGTGTGGCTTATATCGGAATCTTGGCCGCCGAGAAGTTAATAGGATTAAGTAAGTATACACGCATCGCACAATGGTGTGCTAGACGCGGTACTCTACAAGAAGAACTTTGTAACGACATTGCTCGTGAAATCATGAAAGCCACAGACAGCGAAAACGTAGCAGTCTACATTCAGGCCACGCATGGTTGCTGTGAGAACCGCGGTATTATGGCACATAGTAGTCTTACTCAAACTACTGTATTGCGTGGTGCGTTTAAAGAAGATGCCAGCGTTAAAAAAGAATTCTTTGATAATATCAAACTACAGCAAGAATTCGCTCCGAGATAAAACCTAATAACATATAAGGAACAAAATGAAAAAAGGTAAACTACAAATCCCTAGCAGACAAGCACCTATCGCTGCTGCCACTCAAGGTCAAATTCCAACAGCAGGAAAATCAAAACTCAATATTCCTGCTAGAGCAACTCCTCCTATGGCCCAGAACATGGGACAATTAGGACAAAATAGCGCAGGATACCGTCCTAGTGTCATGATCGCTGTGCCTGCTATGGAGATGGTCAATGCTGAATTTGCACAGCACTTGGCCATGGCTGCTGCCAACATGGTAGCTAACGGGATTAAGATCAACTGTGCATTCAACATTGGATCAGTTATCACTATTGCCCGTCGTAATCTAGTTGACATCTTTTTGAAGAGCGACTTTGATCATATCTTCTGGGTAGATTCAGACATGAAGTTTCCAATCGATGCTCCTATGCGATTGCTGGCCCGTAACAAACCAATTGTGGGTGCTAACTATCGTCGTCGTCGTTTCCCTAATCCCAACTTTACAGGCATGATGGGCGCAGCAGGTAAGTTTACAGAATTCCAAACTACCGATAATAGTCCAGCAATGGAATTGATTGATGTATTGCCACATGGATTGGTAATGGTAAAACGTGAGGTTTATGAAAAGGTTCCACAACCACACTACCTACAAGAATTTGTTCCTGAGCTTAATCTAGAGATTGGTGAGGACATCTTCTTCTGTCAACAGGCCCAAAAGGCAGGTTATCAGATCTGGTGTGATCAAGAACTAAGCCGCGAGACAGCACACATTGGCATTTTCCACTTTAACTACAATTTGTCAGTACCTAAATAAGAGAGAACTATTATGTTGTTCGAAAGCATAGAAATTAGAAAAGTCTGTAACGGAGTGATCGTTACTCTGCGTAGTGATGAAAACGAAGATCAGGAATATGTTTACGACACAGATAGAAAAGCTATTAAGTTTGTAAAAGATCTTTTAGAAACCAAAAACAGTGAGAAGTCTTTGACTTGATAAATTATGACAGTTAAGAAAAAATATGCGGTAGGTGATACCGTTTGGATTTACGGTGTTAATAGAGATAACAACAGATCCGTCCAAGGTACAGTAATCAAGGTGTTTACCATTGACTACGGCAACTACAACAAAGAGCCACAATACCTTGTAGAAATTCCAACAGAGATCGAACCCTTGTTGGAAGTACGCACATGGCATACTATTAGCCAAAGCAAAGATGGTCATGTTGGATCAGTGCGCGAAGCATTTGGCGATTCTGATGCTTCACATAGAATGCTGGCTAGGACTGGTATGACAGTTATTTCAACAGATGACAAAGAATCTATTGATGAAGATCTCGATAAGTTTCAAAAGCATATG